TTTACGACATTCGTGCCAGTAACTTGAACATATGCAGCGACATTCAGACCATCAGTCGGAGTGTGTTGCGGATTGGGGTTAGCCATATTTCTCTTTTCTGAAAGAGCAACCGTTAATGCTGTTTCTTTGTCAGTATTTCAGTACTACGTATTCACAGGCTAACGGCGAGCCTGCTTTCTAAACTCTGTTCTCCTAGAAAGAATTGGGGTGGTGTTCTAGGCACCACCCCGCCTGCGGGTAATTACTCCCACAAGATAGTATACCACAAACTAATCGTTTCGTCAACGATTAGCTAATAGCAGAGGCAGCGTCAATCTGGCGTTGGCGAATCGTGGTGTCAGGACCAAGACTCGTTGTGAAGTGGACTCGATAAGAAGTCCATCCAGGGATCAGACCTTCAGGGTCCGCAACAGTTGGCTCAGCATTCTGCACAATGTTGCACTCAATGTTTCGCCATTCTCCGTCACCGAAGCCCGTATCGCCCTTCGCTCCGAGATTGATGGAGAAGATACCATCACGCCCGAAAATGTAAGTACGAAGCGCAGTCAGACCAGTGGTCCCGCCGTAATTGGCGGTCTGGGTGACGAGGTTGGTCTGGTAGAAGTGAACGCCCGTAGAAGGCAGTTCAATGACTTCAGTCAGATCGACCGACACAAGACTTTCCATCTTCATGAGGCCCACCGGAGTGTGCTTCAGGATGTCGATAGGAGAATCGTTGCTGTTGTCAGCAAGAACGTCGCCTAGAGCGAACGGGTGTATGTATTTGTGTTTAGGCTAAAGTCGATTACTCGACACCCTGATTCACATCAGGTGCACTCTCATAGTCGCCCATGAGATCAGACTCTATCTTCACTTCTGATGGCTCAGAAGCGCTTGACGTATTAGTCGTTACGGTCGTTGGTCCTTTTTGATTTAGTTCTCTCATGCGTTGGTACAACGGTTCACGTCTCTCGGGGCAGTTTCTCGACAAATCAATATATTTCAATGCCAATATTGCTTGCTCTCGTTTGATTACGAGGTAAGGCAGAACTGCGAGCAGAGTTTTCTTCGTGTTGTTTTCTCCTTTTGGACGCCACTCATAAGCCGCTTTGTGCTTATCAGTCGCCTCCCTTTTGCAGTGATACACACCACCAAAGTTGGAGATTAACCATTTCATCAGAGTTACGTTGGTGTTTGCAATATGCAGTCTCATATTAAACGACCCATAGGTCTTTCCAGAGACTTCAAAATCGTGCGCACGGGCTTCAGTACGCCAGATGCAAATATTGCCTTCACCATCAATCAAGCCGCCCAGATACGAGCATTTTGTCTTATCAGATTGAAACATTGGACCTTACCTCGGTATTGTCTGCTACTGTATTAGTATACAGATGTCCACCGATTTAGTCAAGTTTTATTACGCAGGAGCCATACTAGCAACCCGCCGAAGCGAACATTGCCTTTTTGTTAACCCCTGCAAAACTCTTCGTACCTTCATCGAACGGACGCACGCTACGACCCGCCAGCGATTGAACACTGTTACGAATCTGAGAGAGCGACAGAGCGGTGAAGCTAGACGTAGAGGTTGCAGCCAGCTCGGTCAGAACGGATGCATCGATAGACGAAGCACCGTCAGCAGTTGCACGCACGAGTGCGGACAACGACTCACCGAGGCGGTAAGACATTTCACGGGCGACGTTTTCGACCGTGTTATCAATGGCGGTAGCCAAACTCAGCGAACTGAAGTTAGCGTAATCAGCGTACTCGCCAATCGTAGCAGTCGTGGTCAGAACGCTAACAGACAGCGAATTTCCAACGGTGCCTTCCGTAGTCTGCGTAGTATTCGCAGCGAGCGGAACATACATGAACATCTCGTATTGGTTACCGCTGTTCACCGGAAGATCGAGACGTTCCGAGCAAGCAACAAACGGAGTTTGAGCCTTGAGGTTCTCCCTAAATTTTTTATCGTAAAACTTTACGGTGCTCTGCGGGAGGTTTGAGAGCTGGTTACCTGCTGGCGAGATTAGTGTGTTTAGGCTATCTGTGTCACCACAGGAGCGCTCTCACCGTCGCCGGTGAGTACGGACTCTATCTTCTCTTCGTCCTCTGAAGAGTCTTGCGTATTAGTCTCTACGGGTTTACCACGTTGATTTAGCGCCACTATTTTTTCGTAAAACGCTTGTCGTTTGTCCGAATCCCTAACATTACCCAACTTAATAAACTCAAGAAGCACTAAGGCTTGCTCTCGTTTAATTACAAGGTAAGGTAAAATTGCTAATAGAAATTCTTCTTTGAGTTTTATGCCACCGTACACCCACACATACGAATCCTTCCAGTTTTCAGGTCTCTTGGAGGTGTCTTTATACCACTCGCCACCAACTCGACTCTTAAACCACTTCATCAACCGTAAATCCGCATTTTTAACGGAAACACGGGAATGAAACCCCGTTGTATGGTATGTACGAGCAGGTCGGCCATTTTCGGCTTTCCTATTCGCATCATATTCGCTTCGTCCGATGGAGAGAGTTCCTTCTCCATCGATAATACCGGCAATATATCCCCAATGTGCTTTATCCGACATCTTTAGCCCCCTTTCAGGTATTACTGTTTGGCTGTGGTATCTTCCCTCGGTATTGTCTGAGTATATCAGATATCCACCGATTTAGCAAGATTTTTACTGGCTCTCTGGTCTTTCGACCCAAGCCATATGAGTAATCCTCTAATGCAGTTATCGACGTGGGCGAGAGGGGACTGCTGATAGCAGTTCATTCGCTCTCTGGACAAACGCTGGGTCTGCCAACGCCTTTCGATATACATCGGAAGGCATCTTATCGATATCTGCGAGTGTCAGTGCTGCCATTGCAGTCTGCGTCATCGCCCCGACATTGCTGGCGATACGATTATTTAGACTTGATGGCACATGACTTTGACGCTTTTCTGGGGCTGCGACTGGCGCAGCGACAGACGATTGCGGCACTGGAACTTCACTAATCCGAGTTAGTTCCACTGCTGGTTCCTGCAATTTCGGAGCCACTTCCACCGGTTCTGGAGAGACCGGAGGAACCTCACGCACGATAGGCGATGGCAGAAGCAATCCGGCTTCTTCCATCTTAACTTGGGCATATTCAAAATTTCGAGTAGTTGGCTGTAGCCCGCTCTTTACCATCCACTCACAAATCGTAGTAACATTTTCCGGACACGGATAGAACTCAGGATGAGATTCAATCCAAATCTGTGCATTTTGCCGTGCGACTAACTGGGCAGTCTGCAACTGTGTCTGGTTTAACGTGTTGCGAAGAACTTCAGGCTTTACGCCGAGTGAAGACTCAAACAGCCTGTCACGGGCTTCCGTAAACTTCTCGGGGTCTGTGAGCTGCTTTGCAATATCAAACCGTTCTTCAACGGTAAGTTGTTTTTCGGTAAACTGGATCGGCGCTGCGATCTTATCTAATCCGTCTGGCAACGCTTCATTATCGGTAATTCCGAGCCGTTGCTTTCTGCGGACTTCACGCATGCCACGAATAGACTCCTCATGATTGTGTGTCAACTTCGCAATGAGTTCTTCCTGCGTCGTATACTTGATTACTTGTAGCCCGCCGATTGGCCGACCCTCGGCATCTTTCGGTTGGTACGTATACTTCTGTTCGACTGGTGCTGGCGGCGCTACGGGAACTACGGGCGCTTCGATCACGTCTGCGGCAGGGGCGACAGCGACCGGCATCGTGGGGTCTTGCTCAAGAACTTCAGGTGTAACAATTTGTGTACTCATACAGTCCTCCTCCAAAGTAGCCTTAAACAAACTCGGCAATATCCGCAGTCACTGCGTCCTCAACTTTTTCCTTATTGCGATTGTTGTAGGCGTTTATCTTGCACTCCTGCTCGATACGGTTTATTAGACTCGTATAAAGCATCGCCATTGACTTCGCCAGATAATGGTTTGCCAGAACTTGCTTCTCGTCAGCAGGGTTGGTATTGAGCAATGCGAAGTTAAACTTGCGAACAATGTCTTCCATGATCTTCTGGATTATGTCGAAACCCTGCTGCTTAACATACGAAGAAAGTACCGCTTTGTCTTGATCGTCTAACTCCAGCGGAATATCTAATCCCTTAGTCTCATTTGTAATCTTAAGCATCACTCCTCCAAGAGTCGCTACCGCCCGAAATCTATTCCAAACGGATTTTGTCGTTCAATCTTCTTTATCGGTAGCGGAGCGTTCTCTTCTTCAGGAACAAAGGTCTGGGCGAATTGGATTTCGTCTGGCGTAAAATACAATGCAAACGCCGCCCCTCGTGCTTCTTTGTTCTCTACACCATAAGTAAGCAATCCGAGAATATAACCATCGCTACTGTAGATGATAGAACCGCTATCACCATGAATAACTTTGTTATCAATGTAAAACATTCCCTGTGAAGCATTTACATCGCTAGGATCAAACTCATCGACAACTTTCCCCGGAATAAAGCGTGCAGGAAAATGTCCACCACCGTCACCCCATATATAAGTACTCTCACCTTTAATAGCTATGCGAGTCTTATAGGGTGCAATATTTTTGAAAGCCGGACCGTCTACAGCAATCAAAATGTGATCCCTACCGTCACCTGCGGTTTTGAGAATGACGTAATCACGGGTGGAATAATCGATACGGATCAGAGAATATTTTTCATTCTCATCACAGTGTTCAGCAGTCAATAATACGTGAGGACCAATTGCTGTTGCCGTGCACCCGGCTTCCATATCTCCCGGTTCGTTACCTAGTCCAATCAGATGGGTAGCTGATTCTTGAATTGTGACAGGTGCGTGATTGTGGTGTATATGTCTCAAAGTATCCCATATCACACCCTTGGCATAATACAATGAGACAGCGAGTGCGAGGGCTAGGGCTATTTTCTTAAAGGTCACGGTTAGCTTTCTGTCCAGAACATTCATTTTTCGTCGCCCGTAGTCACGGCCTTCTGTCCGACGTGTGCACAAAACCCCCATCATTTTTGGGGGTTTCGTCACAATTATTAAACTACTTGTGGAGTCATTCCCTCAAGTCCACCCGTTGACGGCTCACCTTCCACCGTCTCCGAGAGACCCGAGGCTTTAGCCGATGCGATCACTAAGTCCCGTTTAATGCGGTTATTACTCGACTGGTCTTCAAGCTCCTGTTTTTGTGTGAACTTCTGTTGCGTAGCTTGCTGTTGAGCTGCCATCTGGTTCTGTTGTAAAGCGGCTTTGGAATTTGCGTCCTTCTTGGCTTTCATGGCAGCAGGCATCGCTTTCACGATATCCTGTCCGTTCTTCCATTCAGAAGCTTCCATCCACATCTTGAAGATAACGTCATAATCGATATACAAATCCATATCGCTAAGGGCTTGTGTCAATTGTGGATTATCCAAGAACTGCGTAAGCATTACCATTGATTGTGCCATCGTTCGCTTCGCAGCCATACTAGCGCCAGCAAGGACTTCGAAATCATGCTGGGCATCCCAGTAGTTCTGCATCGTAAGCGAATCTAACAAAGGTTTGCCTAACACGTCGCCAAGAATGTGAAGGATGGCAGCGTCAGACATCTTTGTAAATACTAGCTCGTCTACGATATA